AATATCTTTTTTGCCTTCACCTTTTCTTCTATGTCTTGTAACATATTTAATTATATTACCTTCAAGAAAAGTTAAATCATTACCTACAATATATTCCACAGGTTGTATCTTACAATCTTTGTAATGGCTACCACCTACTTGTTTTAATGTAGCTTGTATTGCTTTCTTTTTTATGTCTGTCTTTTTGAAACCTGTATCCTTAACAGTTTCTTTTATTGCTTCATTCATCATTCCCATTTTTGCTTGCTCCTCATAATATATCATATCAGCATATAGTTTATCAAAGTTCTGTTCATATGTCAAGTCTTTTTTATCCTTACTCATCTTCGCCTCTTAACACACTCCTAATTCTATTTCTTAAATACTTGTTGTTTTTTGTATTAATAACTTTGTATGCAAATGACCTGGTTTTATTTGAATCTACTCCGGCCATGTCGCATACTGTCTCAAAATTTTCACATGTTACTCCTACGTCTGCAAAGAACCATGCCTCTGCTTTTTGTTTATTTACTTTATCATATGTTGTGATAGGTTTTTTAGATACATCTAACAATGCTTGTAATATCACAGCAATAAATAATCTCTTCTCTGAATTATAAGGTTCAGAATAAAAAGCATTTTCAATTTGTATTATGTCATGTTCTTTTTTCATTAAACTTCTTCTACTTTAATTATATCCTTACATTTTAATATTCTAACTTTTTTACCTCCTTGTATCTTCCAACCTTTTTTTAAATGAAAGAGTTGTGCCCAGTCATATTTATTACTATCCATTGCCCATCTAGCTAAATTAGGAACAATTATATAACTACCATTCTCAAAAGTTAATTTATGAGAGCCAAGTGCACTAGAGCTTTTTTCTCCTAAAAATTTTTGTCTAAGTTTTTCTTGTACTTCCTTGTTTCCATAATTATTTTCAAACATTTTTTTTCTAAAATCTTTTTGTGACCATCTTTCTTTTGCTAATTTACGTTTTCTATTTTGTACTTTTTTATTATCATAATTAAATTTACGCATCATTTCTTTATATTTTGGGTCATTATAGTCTGCATTAAAGTTACCTCCAATATTAACATTATAATATCTACTCCAACATTTTTCTTTTCTATTTAACAAAAGTTTAGTTTCTAATTCATACATATCCTCATCTATACCCCAAGCAATAATTCTTCTTCTAACTCCTTGTGGCACACTATCACTTTTAAATTGTTGCCACCTCTTAGAAGAATGAGTATATCCATCATCAGGTGTGCCTTTATGTTTACCTAGATAAAACATTTTACTTCTTGAGTCATACCAAAGATAAACAAAAGATTCTTTGTTCACTTAACTTCGTCTACGTTTGGTTCTTTCTCAACTTTAGTAAGATATCTCTTACCGGTTGAATACTGAAAAGCACGAAGTCCTTTACCATCATTAGCATCACTCCAACAATCATGCTTATAATGACAATAGATACAACCAACGTCAAGCTTATAATTACCAGACTTGCCATCAGGAATATCAGAATAGCATTTATCAGGTATATTGGTAGATGACACAACTTTTTTAAGATGTTGTATTCTCTTCTTAGCATTTATCATCTCCAACGAATGTACTTTGGTATAACATATTTCTCCTGTTGATTTATTAATAACTAAAAACCCAGCCTCATCAACACCATTGGCCTCTGCATATGCTGATATCTGTGATATATAACCGAATGGGTCATCACTGGATAAGTTATTATATTTAAATTTAGTAAAGCCTCTACCAGATGCACTCTTACAATCAACTAATGTGCCATCAATCATACAGTCCTGGTGTCCCACAACTCCTTCTAGTTTAACTTGTTTCTGTTGCTGTGAAACTTTATGTCCTGCAATAGAAGCAAGCATAATTAATAATTCTTCTAATATATATCCATACAAGAATTTAATTCTAGTGCTAGGTGCTATAGGAACTATCTCTGTATTTTTAAAATCATACCATAGCTGTCTATCTGGTTTGCCTATTGTTGATAACCTTAATCTTGGTTTTTCATGAGGCATCTGCTTTAAAAAATCTTTTACATGTATCTTAACCGAATTAGCAAAGTCATCTATACATTTATCTACTTCTTTTTCAGTTAGTTCTTCATTCTTTTTTTCGAATAAATTGTATATATCTTCTACTATAGTATCTATTTTTTTCATAAATAAAACGTGGAGAACTATAAAACTACATAGCTCTCCACTATCCTTTTAATTAAGAGGCAAAAGGAATTTTTTCGTCTGACTCAGCAGAGTATCCATCAGGTACAACATCAAAGGCATCATCTGAATCACCTTGATATGGTACTAAATCTACAACCTGTATCTTCTTCAGGTCAGCAGAAACACCAGACCTACCTTTATACTTCCACTCGTATGTGGTGTATAATACGTTTACCTTTGAACCATTACCAACTAATGTATTCATCATGGTTCTCTTCTGAGCATCAAGAACTTCCGGTGCACTATTTAAGTTACCATCTTTTCTTTTGACGTTTCGTTTGATGCTAACAAAGTCTCCTCTGTCATCACCTTTATTCTTTATAGCAAGACCATCTTTCTCTGCAAGAGCCTTGTTGTCTGCATCCAGATTACCTACATCAATACTCCATGTACCATCTGCATCAAATGTTGTGTTTGGACTTGTTATGCTTGCCCAATAAGCAGTTCCACTAATTACACTCATCTGTGTATTCTCCTTTTTTGGTTATTAAAATTATATTATAGCACATTTTGTGTACCATTGTCAATACTTTTTTTTAGTTTTATTCCTAAAATTGATTTTCTTCTACTTTCTGCTCTTTTTTCTTCTGTAAAATGTTCTCTATAATAATGTTGAGTATTATATTTTTGTGTGCAAAATTCTAAATTACTAACATCATTATTTAAACCATTATTATCTTTATGATTAACTATTATACATTCTCTTACAAAATTTTTTAATGTATCAGAAACATCTTCCCATTCTTCATCTGTCATATTTAAACCTTTTATATTACTTGGTTTTAATTCTATGTGATGTAATCCTACCAATCTATGCACATCAAAAGGAATTGATGTAACATTCTTATGTTTTCTGTAGTAGTCATGGTCTGTTTGTTCTTCCAATTCTTTAATATTAATATTTAATTTTGTCTGCATATATTGTTTATCAACACTTGTAGTCTTTCTTCCTTTATGATATGGATATGATTTATGTTCTCTCCAAGTTTCTTGTTGTTCTCTCTTGTATTGATTCGCATATTTTTTCCAATTAGTTCTTATGTTTCCTTTGTTACTTATTTCATAACCTCTAAAAAACATTGGCATTGTAATTTGTTTCCAAATCTCTTCAGTCATTAATATCTCCTATTGATTTCTTAATAATATCTACACTAAATAATTTCTGTATATTCATTAGATACATTTTCGAAGCTTTATTATCACCACCAGATACTTCTCTTTTGTTAGGTGTGTTCTTTATAATCTTCTTTAACATATCAGTTTTAAATACCAGTGTCCCATATATCTCCTCTCCTATGCAAAGATTATGAAACCAGTAATCTGATTCAGTGGATGCAATCCCACTAGGTTTACCATAGCTTTCAAATTCAATCGCTATGTTACCAGTATCTAACCACATACCTCTTTCAGACTTTACTTCTATCTTCTTATCTTGTAGCATGTCAGCAATAATTTTTTCTTTTACTTTACCATACTTCAAATCTAAATCAAACTTCTTTCTATCTTCTATCTTTGGTTCTAATGTGTCTCTGTCCATGTTACTCCTACTTTATAATCATTATCTAAAGGACATCTTAACTTCAATAAGTTTTCAGTTTCTTTTATCGCAATCTTTGTGATGCTACAAAACTCTCCCACATCTTTGTTTGCTACCTCAAACTGATACTCGTCATGAACAGATGCCACTAACTTAACATCAAGCTTTTTATTGTAAACTCTATGAGTCATACGTAGTAACCAATGTTTACAAATAATAGCACCGGCTCCTTGTAGAAGAGTATTTAATGCTGAATGTGCACTTCTAACTTTTAAGTACCTTCCATCTATAGCTAATATTCTTCCTCTTCTACCAGCAGTTTCTACTTGCTCACGCAATCTTTTTAGAGAAGGTAGGTTAGACAAGAATCTTTTAATTAACATATTGCCTTGCTCCTTTCCAGCTCCTACTATCTTACCTATCTTTTCTGCACCAGCACCATAGAGAAAGGCATAAATAAATGTCTTGGCCTGGTCTCTATTCTTTATTCCTGCTAACTCCATATTCTTAGTGTGTATGTCTCCATTCAATATCTCATCTGTATAATTTGTATCATTAAGATAATGTGCAAGACAACGTAACTCTAAACCACTAGCATCAGTACCTACTAATTTATATTTTGTTGGGTCTGATACAGTCCATAAGTTTCTACACTCCTTTCCATATGGTGAATATGTGGCCGGAACTTGTGCCATGTTTGGTGAGTTATGTGCCATGCGACCAGTTATAGTTCGTAGTGTCATCACTCTTCCATGAACTTTATTATTCTCATCACATGCCTCAATCCAAGACTCCACCATTACTGCTCTCTTCTGCAGTAAAAAATACTTTGCAAATCTTTCTGCAATTAATTTTAACTCTGGTTCTTTGATTGTTTTTAAAACAGCTTCGTTAATTATAATATTTTCCTTATCAGTAAACTGTTTTGGTTTCCAACCTCTCTTTATTAATCTATCAGCTATCTGCTGACGAGAACCAATGTTAAATGGTATTTCTTTTGTCTTCGTCTTCATCTCCACAATGGTAGGTTCAAACTCTTCTAACGACCATTGTTCTAAGTCATAGATATCGTCTTTTAGTTTTGCTAGTAACTCCTGTGCTTTTTGTATATTAAAAGCAAAACCATTCTTCTCCTGTTGGTCAATGATTAATCTAATATCATGCTCTAAATCTATAGACTCCTTAGAAAAACCTTTACTTTCTTTTACTAATTCATTATAAACAGCATGTGTTATTTCTACATCTTGTTTACAATACTTCAGCATATTGTAATCATACTTAGAAAAGTTTACATTTTCACCACCCTTTAACATGTTTAGTTTTTCACCCCATGCTCTTAGGCTATGTCCTTTCTCTCGTATAGGATTAAACAACTGAGATAAAATTAATGTATCAATAACATCACCTGGTAGTATGTTTGAATTAAGCAGTCTATTAAGAACCGGAACATCAAAAGATAATCCATTATGCATAATAAATTTATCTACTTGCTTTGCCCAGTTATTAAAACTGTACATAGTAGATGGGTCAAACACTGTAACAACATTTGTATTTATATCTTTTGCTACAATACAATGTACTTTACTAGGATTAAATCCATCTGTTTCAATATCAAGAACTACTTTCATTTGCACCACACCAACTACACTCTTCTCCTTTACCTATTTCCATTTCACTTTTTTCAACATCACAGTAATGATACCACATCTCATCATCTGTGTCAAGTTCTTTTTTATGTGACCAATCTTTATAACCTTCTATCCAGAGCTGTTTACTTTCTTCTTCTCCTTTGTGACCCCAGTACACTAAATGAAAGGCATCACATTTAGGACAAGAAAGATTAGTAACGATAGCATGGTCTTCATGGTCTTCACAGTCATGGTCACCACCCCAAATTAATTCTGTTCCACAGTTATAACACTTCATATTATAAAACTCCTTGTGCTTGATTATTAAATTCATCTTCAAAAGGATTATCTATTTGAGACATTCTACCAGACTTTTTATCATAATGCAAGTACGTACATACTCCTGTCTCTCCAGTGTATCTGTTCTTGAGAATACGAATTGTTGTTGTGCATGCTATAACTTCATCATCTGCTTGTTGGTTTCTCTCTAATGCTATCACACTGTCAGATAGGTGTGCGATACTTGCACTTCCTCTAAGGTGTGATAGTGTAACCTCCTTACCATTCTCATGGCCTAAGTCTCCTGTTGGTCTCCTAAGATGCGATACTAATAAAAGACCAACTCCTGTTTCTTCTACCAGAGAACGCAACTTAGTCATCAATACATCAATAGATTTTCTTTCATCTCCATCATCTTGTCCACTTACTAAGATAGATAAATGGTCTAAGAATATCCACTTACAATCTAAAGACTTTGCCATGTATCGAACTCTAGATAGTATCTCATCATTACTGATAGAACCAAAGTGGTCAAAGGCAAAGAATCTACCAGAGCCAATCGTATCTTTTTGCCACTGGTGTAACTGCTCTTTTGAAAATTGATTTCGTATCTCCTTAATATACAATCTTTGGTTAGCCTCCACTGACATGATATTAAATGCAGTGTTCTTTGTACTCTCCTCTAGTGCTAGTATTCCTATGTTATCACTAGAATTTTTTAAGATGTGATGCATCAACTCACGCATGATTGAAGACTTACCCATACCAGCACCAGAAGTAAATGTAACTAACTCTCCTGTTCTCATACCATATGTTTTTTCATTCATGGCACTCCAAGGATAAGGAATAGTTTCACAATACTCCTCTTCGTATAAAGCATCTCCTAGCTTGGCTAAGTTTACTATGCCTGCCGGTGTATATGATTCTGCACTCCACCAATCTTGCACAAACTCCTTTGCTTTTCCTATCTTTAAATATTCGTTTGGGTCTTTGTGGTCAAGTCTAACTATCTTACATTTGTTAGGTTCAAATAATTGAGCAACCTTTTGTGAGGCCTCAACCCCAGGTTTGTCTGCATCAAAACATACCACAACATTTTCAAAACTATTCAGGTACTCCAGGTGTTGTTTACAATTCTGCACAGCACTTTGAACTCCATTCTTAATTGATACTACTGCCCATTTACTTCCTAGCATTTCATACACAGACATTGCATCTATCTCTCCTTCAACAATAGTTATGTATTTTCCACCGGACTTAAATAAGTTCTGGCCAAACAGTAAGGCATCTCCTATATCTCCTTGAGACCATATTCTTTTTCCTTCTACTTGGCGAATCTTTGTAGCAACATGGCTACCTTCCACATTGTAGTATTCGTAGTAATGATGTGTAATCATACTACCATTTCTTTTTATCTTTGTCCTATATTTTCTGGCAGTTTGTTCTGATATTCTCCTATCTTGTATCGAACCATACTCTCCATTTATTTGGACTCGTTCTTGTATATCTACAACTTTCGTTTCCATTTTTGCCTCTCCTACATTATTAAATCTTTTCTGACAAGAGAAGCAGAAGGCATGCCCATCAGCATGAATGTTGTAACCATTCTTTGATTCACCACAAGGGCATCTCCCTCTACTTATCCACTTACTCTGCATTACATCATACCTATTGAGTTAGTTACTCCTATAACTACATAGATAGCTGTGTATATTAATAAAAATTCTAATCCTATCAATTTATATTCCTTTCTAGTTATTTAAATGTATAATAAATCATCATAATAAATACATATAATACCCATAATGATAATAATAATATACATATATTTGTTATATATTTTAATAAATAATTATTAAGTATATTATATATTATATATATATATTTATATATTATAGAAAACTTTTTCATAATGTCAAGAGAAATCTTTCAAAGCATTTACATAAAGCTCTTCAGCAGAATCTATATCAAGACCTATACTATTCCTACAGTCTTGTTTTGCATATATCCTTGCCTCTTCATTAGAGCAACCTTCTCTTTTATATTCTTTAAATAGTTTTCTATACATTTTCTTCTCGTCTTTATCCCATAAATTATTCATCTTCTTCTTCCTCATTATAAACAAACATACCAATATCATATGACATTTCTTCTGCCTGTTCATCATCTATCAACTCAGGCTTTTCATCTGATACTTCTATAGTGTCAAAGCCTGTGTCTTCTTCTGTCCAAGTATTAATCATATTACTATCAATATATTCTTGAACCTGTTCCATACTCCAATCCTTAGGTACTTCTACTAAGGTTGAATATTGTACTTCTTTTTTACCTAAAATTTTATAACATTTTGTATCTACTGTCATTGTAATTCTCCTAATAATTATACAATAAAAAAAATAAACTTACAAGTAGTAAGGCTGGAAAAATATTATTTAACCATAAATATTTATTTTGTTTGGTCTCTTTAAAATATTTACCGGTAGCTTTAAATCTTCTTTCTCTTGCCTTATCCACCTGTCTTAAAATCCTTTTTTAAATGCTCTGCATCTGGCATCTCTGCATCTCCTAACCATACACCATCAGAGCTGTTGGTGAGTTTTCTTCCATCATCTCTCTCAATTCCTATTTGCCTACGCAATTTATAATTCTCATCATTTAATTGTTTGATTCTAATATTAGCATTGCGTAACTGTTCTTGTAAATCTTTTACATTCTTCTCTAATATGTTTATAAATACTGGGTCATACATTATACACTCCTATTTTCTTGTTAATAAATATGCAAGTAGTATGATAAATATTCCTACTACTACTCCACCTAAAAAATAATATATCATTAGTATTTGTTCCATTAATTCACTCCTTCAATCGTTACTCCTTCTTGTTGAGCAAAAACAATATCCACTCCCCAAGATTTCAAAGTTTGTAATGCCTCTTCTTTTGTTTCAAACTTTAGTATATTATTCTCCTCATCTACGAGCTGGTCAATAGGCCAAGTCTCAGTCCACTTTGATTTTCTTAACCTATTGAAACTCTTATATCTATGATGTGCTATCACATACATCTTTATCTCTCTTTCTATTATACTTCTTTTTATTCTTAATAATTTGTTGCCTATATCTTGTGTCAAGTAAATTTTTTGCTACAAGGTTTGGTATCTTTGGTATCTTTTTTATCTTAATCATATTGTTCTCTATTAACATTATATCATAGATACTCATTCTATGCAACTATTCAATAAGTTATGATAATAAGTCCATAATCTTCTATCTGTAGGGTGTACCTCTCCAGTAACTCTCCACCATTCTTCAGAATGTTTCCAACCTTTGTAATACCTATCTTCAATAGCATCTATTCGTTGCTTTATTTCTTTATAATTTAATTTACTCATATCTTAATCTCCTGTATATGTATACCTAAATAATCTGCAAGTAAATATCTTATCTCTGTGTAGCAATCATCACATAATAAAAAATTACATGCTCTGTTTGTCATATCTTCTGGGTAACCTTCATTTTTTTTACATCTTTGACATTTAATTTTTTTATTCATTTTTTATCTCCTCTAATTCTTCTAAACAAAAAGGTGTTAAATAATTTTCTATCTTAGTTATCTGGTCTTGTATATGTTCTAAATCTTTTTTCGTAATCTTACTAGGTTCGTCTAAACAACAAGCAATAGATATACTAGCCTCTCTTACTGCCTCTAATACTTCTTTACTCATCTTTATCTCCTGATATAGCACCTATCTTTCCTTTGAAAGGAATCACCTTACCTTTTGGTTTAGAGTCCTCCACGAGCTTTATATCCGGTTTAAACGATACTTCTTCGCCAAAAAAGAATTCTTCTAGCTCGTGGAATCCTCCTATATGTAGAAAGATTTGTGGTACAGTCTTATGACCGGCTTGTTTAAACCTTCTTACCTTCTCTGCAGTATCTAGTTCTCTCTCTTCATATATCTCTCCGGCCTCATCTAATAAAGACTTTGCCTCTGCACAATAGATGCAGTTCTTTTGTGTATATATAATATATTTAATCATCTGCTATCTCTCCATCTACAATATCCATTTGTGAATCTTCTCCATATTCAACACCTTCATATACACCTATAATATCTACTTCTTTACCACTAGGTAGTTCATCTATTTTTATTTCTTCACCTGCTTTTATAGGTATACCTACTTCTCTAACTGAATCTTTTACTTCTTCTTTAGTAAGTTTTTTATCTGATTCTATTTTATATAATCTAGTATCAGTAGACCATTCTTCTACCATATATATATATTTACTCATCTTCATTCTCCTTTTCTACTTCGTGTCTTAATCTATGATTAATAATATCTAATAACATACTTGTTGCTACTGTGTTGCTTGGTGCAGTATCAAATGCTAAATCTGTAACTAATACTTGCATAGCAATAATAGTATTAGGTATGGTTACTTTTTCATGTATCTCATCAAATAAATCTAATACTTTATCTCTTACTAAATTAATCTGCTCATCATCTCCTAGTGGTCTTTTATCATCTAACTTAACTACTTTTAGTTTTGTTTTACTCTTCGGCATTTTTATTCTCCTTATAATTATATTTTTCTGGACTATGTAAGTCTTGCCAAATATCATAGACCATATTAAATTTTTTTAAAACTTTTAATTCTTCATCTGTTATGCTTGATATAAAATCTACTTTAAATATTCTTTGACCATAATCATCTTCCCAATAATTATATTCTTTATTGTACTCACCATTAGGTGCATATACTTCTTCCAATAAATCTTCATCAGTCCAGTTATTATCTCTTAATGATACATACTCATAAGATTCGCACTCTCCTTGTACTACTTTAAAAGTTACTAATATCTTTTTCATCTTCATTATCCTCTATACTGGTTATATAAAATTCTTCACCTGAAGGTTCAAATAATCTTTCTGCATTATCATCTGCTTCATAGTCAGCACCTCTTTTTTCTGCACTCTTTCTATCTTGAGCATTAATATCTTTACGATAGTAATACACCTTCTTTGCATAGATTGTATACTTAGCCATCTTTATCCTCCTCATTGTATATACCTACATCAGCTAGGCATTGTTCTACTGCATTTAATATATCATTAAATATATCTTGTCCTTCTTCAGTATAACTTGTTTCTTTACCAATATTTTTAACATAAGTAGTATAACTTTTTCCTAACTTCATCTGCATAATAGTATCTGCTTGTTCACAAGTATACTCTATGTATTTATCTGCACTTAAATAAACATCATCCATTTTCATCATACTCCTCTAGTAGTGCTTGTTTTGTTTCACTTTCATACTCAACAAACTTTAGTTTCATTCTATCATATGGGTCTGGATTTGTAAAGCCAAAGTGTTCCCACACTTCAGGCATCTCATCTCCATATATCCACACCCAAGTAGGTTTCTTTTTACTCATAATTTTTTCTCCTGCAAAATTCCTAATGCTGAATAAGTGTACTGCATATTTGTTTTCTTGTCAACATACACAATATTATTGTTATCTTGATATGTAATTTCCATATCGCAACCTATCATTTTCCATAGGCCTTGATGTAAGTCCCAATGTTCTTGTAGTGTTAATTTGTTTTCATTAGTCTGCATCTGAATGTACTCCTGCATATAAAGATAGACCACCTATTACTAGCATAATCCCTCCTATTAAAATATAAATATCAGAAGTTGTATCTGCTATGATACCAACTCCGGATATACATAAAGTTATTCCAAAAAAATAAAAGACATAATTCATTTCTTTAACTCCTCTTTAAACATTTTTGATAACCTAGTAAAAGGTATTTCTTTTATATCTTTTATATCACCCTTACAAATATTAATACCAAACTCTTCAAGAAAGCCTTGCTGAAGTTGTTTAATATATTCTTCCATATTTTCTGCATCAAGCATATTACCTTCCCAAGTTACAGTTACTGTTGATGTATACCTTTTACGCATTCTCAATCTCCTCTCTCAAATCATCAATCATAGCTTGTAGATTACGCAAGTCTTTCTCTAAGTCAAAAGTAATGTAGTCTTGTTGTTCCATTTCTTCTACCTTTCTTTCAAGGTCATTTAGTATCTGCTCTACTTTAGTTATCTGTTGTTGTCTTAATTTCATTATGCAACCTCTCTATCTTTTTTTTCTTCTTCATCACAATACTTTGTGAACTCTTTTAGTTCTTGTATTTCTTTAGTAATTAATTTTTGTAGAGCAGTATTGATATTTTCTAACTCTGCTCTTGCCTCATAATTAACTATCTTCCTTAAAGCAATAACACTTTTAACTATTTCTTGTAGCTCTTCAGTTCTTGTTATATTATTCTGTATCATATCTATCACCCATTCATTATTTTATCTATTGACTCGTGTTTGTGATGTTTCTTTACTGCTTGTACCAGAATTTCTTCTAGCCTTACTAACCCCACTCCTATGAATCCATTTGCTTTTATAATAACATCTATAACTTCTTCTATATCTACATTATTATCTTTTAAAAAGTCAAGTATTAATTTTTCTCTATCTGTATATTCCATTGTTATCCCCTATTAATTTGTTGAGCAAGAAGTATATTTACTCCATAGCTCTTGCCAATGTTCGTGCATTTGTTCTGTAAGTTCCTCCCAACTATCACAATCCAAAGGAATAGATATAACTCCTTGTATCATAAGTCTATCAACTTTGTCAATAGCCTCACTTAATGATTCGCTTTCCTTCATTTGTTCTTCTATAATGTTCCAAGTCTTTATATCTTGTTCCATAATTTCTTGTTTTACTTTACCCATTTTTATTCTCCTCTACATTGTCAAGTAATTTGTCTGATAAATCTTGAAATAAACAATGTATTATTTCTTTTTCTTTTTTATCTTTAATCTCTCCTATTACTTTTTCATAAATACATTGTATTTCATTAACACTTTTTGTAATTAATCTAGTCATATTATAATCTCCTTATTTAAATATTCTTTAGCTTCTTCATAAGAATAGCCGAACTCTAAAAGTCTGTCAATAGCATTTGTTAAATTTAAAAATCCATTTAAGTAGCTATCTTTTACTTTAAATATTTCTCCTATGTATTTGTAATTGTTCACTTTTCTTACTCCTAATTTATAAAAACATCTTCCGGTATTCCTAACCATTTTCTACCAAAGTACCAAACTTTGTTATCTTTAGTATGAAAATGAAAAGAAGATGTGTCTATTATGTTTTGCCAATTATCTTTATCTTTTAAATATAACTCATCTAAATTAATAATTAAATCTTTTTTATTTAGCTTTACATATACTCCTTCTATCTCTTCAGTGGTTAACTTTACATAAGCATAAACTCTTTTAGCTTGAGATATAAAAGTTCTTAATTGTATGTATGTTTCTTTATATTCTTTTTCTTTTATCTTCATTTTATAATACTCCTATTTTATTTTTTTTTATTTTTTTTTATTTTATCTTACTCCTACTATTATCT